CAAGCAGCGCAATCATCGGCGTATCGCCCAGAAAACGTAGCTCGAACAGGGCATCGCGGCGGCCTTCTACGATGGCGTGAATATCACCTTCAAAAATAAGCTCTGTGCCGGGCTTCGGCGATTTACTTGAGCGGATATGCGCTAAGCCACGCTGAGCATCCAACGGGCGCTCAAGCAGCATCTCCACTTTGCCGCCGCTGGCTTTGTGGCCGTGCAGGCGCGCCGGGATTACTCGGGTATCGTTAAACACCAGCAGGTCGCCTGGCTCTAAAAGCTCAAGTAAATCAGGGAAACGGCGATGTTCGAGCGCGCCGCTCTGGCCGTCCACGCACAGCAACCGGCAGTCGCTACGCTGCTCAGAAGGGTAGCGAGCAATTAACTCGTCGGGTAGCTCGTAATGAAAATCCGCGCGCTGCATGGCGTATGACTCTTAACGTTGTTCAAACAGGCGGCATAGGATAGCGCTTTGGCTGGATAAAGTCAGTCAATGTGATTGACCTACCTCGTTAATTACGTATAATGCGCATCCATTGCCGGTATGGCGGAATTGGTAGACGCAGCGGATTCAAAATCCGCCGCCTTTACGGGTGTGCCAGTTCGAGTCTGGCTACCGGCACCACATTTAAAATCAGGCACTTAGGTGCCTTTTTTTGTGTCTGTAATTTGACCTGCGTTTAGTGCTTGGTCGCGTTTTGGTCGCAGAATGCCGCGCCGAGCTGCGGCAACCGCGCCCCAATATCATCCAGTCCTGTGTCGAAAATGTGGCTATATCGACTGGTTACCAACAGGCTGGAATGCCCCAGTAGGTCCCGTACCCGTGTCATGCTCTCGCCTGCCTGGGCTAACAGGCTGGCATAGCTGTGGCGTAGGTCGTGAAACCGTAGGTCGTCCCGCTGTATGGCCTTTCTCGCGGCTTCAAACGTGACTCTGATCGTGTGCTTTTTGCTTGCAAACGGCAGGTCATGCAGCCACGATTGGGCGTCAGCGGGTACCGGAACTACGCGAACCTTCCCGTTCTTGGTTTGATCTGGTCGCAGTACGATGCGACCACCGTGCACATTCGATGGCTCTAGCGATAACAGCTCGCCCTGCCGCAGCCCTGTCACGGCTGCCAGGGCGATGACTTTCTTATCATCGCCACGGCTATCGGGTATCGCTTGTAGCAACCGTTTCAAGTCGCCCTCCGTTAGATAAACATGCCGCTCGTTTTTGGGGTTGGGCTTTTTGAGCTTGTCCCCCAGCGGTTGGTTTATCCACTCCCATTCGCGGTATGCAAGGTTCAGCACACGTTTAACCACCTGTACGTGGTTATTGATCGTGCTCTGGCTACGCCCTTGCTTGCGCAAATCCCTCGCCATATGTCTCGCCTTATCGACTGCCTCAATCCCTAGCATCACGTCTGGTCCCATGTAAGCCACTACGGGCCGGATCGCTTTGACCTGGCTGGTCACATCGTACTCATCTATCCAGCGCTCGACGCCTTCAAGAAAGGTGCGCCGCGGCTGGCGCCCCATGACTTCACCGTTAAACCGTGCGTCGTTTACTGCAGCTTCACGTGCTGCGGCGTATTCACGCGCCTGCTTTTCACCTTCCTTGGCGCCTGTAAACGTGCGTTGATGTCGCTGACCGTTGTGCGTTTCCGTGACGACCCAACGACCGCGCTTTTCCCTGTATCGGACTGTGATTCCCATTTGCGTTCCTCGTGCTGAGGGCCGCGCTTGCGGCTCAGAGCGTAGCGCGTTACGTCATCGGACTCAAAGCGAAGCGCTGTGCCGATGGCGATAAATCCAATACACGCCTTATTGGCATACACCCAGCTGGCGCTAACACCTAGCAGGTTTGCCACGTCTTGCGGGGTCAGTAGTGGCTGCATATCAATCCCCCGTGTGTCGCTGACCGCCAGGGCCAAAGCCTTTACCGTTGCGCCATTCGCGTTCTTGCTTTGCCATGCTGTCGCTAAGTGCCTGCTGCCTATGCTCCTCGAGTAGCGCCTGCACGGCTGGGTTCTGAGCAATCCGGCGTAGGTTGCGCAGTTCGTCTTGCTGGCGCGTGATGATGCCGGTGGCCACGGTGGCAAGCTCCCACACGTTGGTAGCGCCGTCACCTGCTTCCAGCACCTTGCCCAGCCCGTAGCAGTGGCCGCAGGGGCGGTCTTTATTGCCCTTGATGTGATCGTGACCGGTGCCGATGCACACGGTGCAATCATCTGGGGCGATCTCTCGCCAGTTCGCCAGCCAATCCTGCTGAGTAGTGGCGCTCTGTATGCCCTTGTCTAGGTCGTGATAGATGACCAGCCATTGACCATCAAGCGGGCCGGTTCCCTGGTGCTGTGCGATTTCGCTAAACTTACCACCGCTTTCACGGTGGGTGTGGGTTGGCTGGGTCATTGATGGCCCCCACTGATGCTGGCGCTGGCAATGGCTTGCTGCCACTCTCCGGTCGCGCGGGTTATCATTGGGGTGGCTCCTCAAGGTAGTGCCAGTGCGTCACGGATGCCGGTGGTATATGAATAGCTGCGTATTCATTCCAGTTATACTGGTTTTCGTACCACCCTTCAGGCATCCAAGTATTACCGTCGTCGTCGTAATCAAACCAGTCACCGTCTGCCTGATCTTCCTCAGTGAATGCCGGAATCCATTTACCTACCAGCTGGAAGCCCGCGCCTGTTAATCCGTATCTTTGGTAGATCTGAACGTCCTTCAGCGCTGGCGGCATTTCCTCGTCTGCTCTTATCCATTTGCTCACCGCCCACCTCCTAGCCGTGGCAGGTCGTCTTCATCCAGTGGTGCGCCGGCGGGGAGAAAATCGGTACCGGACTGACGCTGTGTGATTTTCAGCCGGTCGTTCTCGGCGCGCGCGCTGTCTACGATCCTCGCTAACGGCTCGGGCGCGCTGGATCTCTTCTTTCAGCGCGGCGCCCTTGATGGCTTCATCGCCCAGGCGCTCAAGTTGGGCAAACAGGTGATTGCGTAGGTCGTCGATCTTGTTTTTCATGCCTGCTGGCTCCTGCGGTTGATTTTGCGGGTTAGTGCGCCGCGTAGC